AACTACCGTGATTAGGCGACAACTCAGATTTCACTTTCTTCCAAACAATACGGCCAACAAAAAAGATAACGGGAAAAACAAATACTGCCAGTACTTGTGTAATGTTGGCAAGGCTATTCCAGTTCATGCGGTTGGAACGGGGTGTGCTGAAGTTGCGTTCAGTTGGTTAGTGTTAAAACGTAGGTAGGTCTGTGGAAGTCGTCCGTCTTGTGATACGTGGCAATACGAGGGGTCCCCTTCTTTTCCATGGGAAATTGTTAAGGGGTTCTGAGCGTTAGCACCAGACACGTCAACAACAAGTGCTGTGTGCCAGCCGGTTCCAGGGCCATATACAATAACGTCGCCAGGCTGTACCTGAGCAAGGGGAATCTTGGTACCGTGGCTGAGCAGTGTGCCGGTGTAGCCTTCGCCGTCATAGTTTTGACCGTTAGGGTCTGGTGCGCCAGCGTGGTTGTAGCAAAGAGTTACAAACGCTGAGCAGTCAGCAAACACAGGCCACTTGATTGGGTTCTGGTTGATGGCTTCCATGCGTTGTCCACCTTCGGTGTAGTGGAATTGCTGGTGATGAGCTGCAAAGTACTTTGCCCAGCCTACGATGTTTTGTCTTACGTCTGTCATAATTCTCCTTTATTAAGAAATTCCTATAACGCTCATATTGCCATTAAAAAAAACCCCAGCAGAATTACCAGGCGTAACTTGGCCTTGGATTACTTGCGTCCCTGATACCGAACTAAGAAGGTAAGTTCCATTTACCGTCACCGACTGAGCATTAATAGCGCCATAAGTAGTACCAGAAGTGGCACCGTACAAACTTCCACCAACTCTTATTCCAATGCTGCAAGTTCCAGCCGTAGCAGCAGTCATTCTTACTGTGCAAGAAATCTGAACTAAATAGTTAGAAAATCCAGAAGCAGTAATTGTCCAAGCACTAGGTGTATAAGTAGTACTTGCCGACATAGAAGTGTTTGCATTTGCATTTGTAACCGCCCATGCTTGAGAGGCTTTCCCTGCTACCCAATTAGTGCCGTTCCATATTAAAACTTGACCTATTGTTGTAGGAGCAGCGGTAACAGGGTAAGCTGTGGTATTAAGCGAAGTTGCATTACCAGACGCAGTGCTAAATGATGTTGTTTGTGACGTAGGAAAGTCACCCCACTTGACCTGGTTGCCGTTACCGACAGATACTAGGGGGCGGTTAGCCTGATTTACAGGTGGAATGTTTGTCTGTTCCATTATGAAGTAGCGACGTTAGTGTAGGTGTACTGAGAAAGTGTCTTGAGCGTTACCACACAGTCGCCCTCAAAGCCGTTCTCGTAGTTGTCACGACGCTTGTGAGGAATCCAGTCCAGCGATTCAATGACACAAGGGGCGCTGATTGGACCTTCGGTGTAGGTAACAACGTCTTGAATTTGACGTAGGTTCTCTAGCCAACTGAAGTTGTCGTAAGGGTCAATAAACACTTCCATGCCGTCAACCACGTCTACTGAGGACAACTGAAATACAGCAGAGATGTTTGTTCCTTGAACGACTGTTGGCCATGCCTTGAGAGTCCAACGGTGAAGCGTTGGTGAGTTAGCGTTGCTAGAACCAGCGTTTAACGTTACTGTTACTTGAAACTGGTTGGCACGAACAGTTGAACCATCAGTGTTTAGAATTTGAGTGGTAGTGTCGTATGATCCGTTGCCAGAGAAAGAAGTGATGTTGGCACTCTTTGGGCTAGGCATGTCAGGGTCAGAGATAACTGTGGCCGCTACTGAGCAACCAGTTGGGTTTACTGCGTTGTAAGCAAACCCAAAACCCACCTTGGCATCAGGAATACCGTAGTCAAAAAAACCAGAAGTAATTGAACCAGACGCAACGTAGGTGTTACCGTTCGTTGGCACAACAGTCATAAGGCCGTTGACGTTGGTAGCCTTTGGAGCATAGATTCCCTGGCCACCAATAGCCATAACCGGAAGGTTACGAACTGGGTCCCAGACAAGTGAGTTAATCATTCCCTGTCCGGTGCCGTAAGCGTATGAACCTGTGTAGGGAACCATAACGTCAGAAGCGTAAGCTGGAGCAAGTGGGTCTTGAGCAATAAATGTTCCAAGGTCAAGTCGACCTAGACCAGTACTCTGTGTGTCGTATTGATTCCATGAGAACCAGATGTAACGTCCGTCACCAATGATTGCTGTGACTGGCTGGCTGAGTGGTTGAACAACGTTAGGGATAACCGGACCAGATTTAAGGTCGCCAGTCTGTGTAGCCGTTGGGTCGTAGATACTTAACGTCTGTGCCATACGGATACCACGATTGGTGCCAATAAAAATGTAGTTAAGGTATGACGTGATACACGTTGGGTATTCGTCAGGAGACATTGGTAGCGCCTGTACTGGTGTGTTCAACTGGAACGGCTGAAACACACTTGTGTTACTTGTAGCCGATACACCGGTAGAAGTCGTAGTACTTGATCCTTGGAAACTAGAACGATAAATGCAACCACCATAAAGATTGCCTGAAGCACCCTTGACGTAACCAGAGTAGTAAATCTGCGTGTAGCCACCAGTCATGTCTGACCATAACCATGATGGGTTCTCGTGGGTGTACAAAACGTCTGCAAGAACAGTACTGGATACAATACCACCAGTGGCAGAAAGTCCTAATACAAGACTAGGGTCAGAGAACGTAAATGTACTTGAACCTGCTGTTGTGTACTTGACTTTGTAGGTACCTGACAAAACAGTTGGGTGGTCGCCAACCGCAGTTGCAGCGACTTGGTACGAGTAGTAAAGGTTTGCACTAATCGCTGAAGGATTGGTGGTTGTGTAGACAAAACTTGAACCACCAATAGAGGTTACAATGCCCGTGTCAACAAAAGTATTAAGAATAAGTTGAGGTGTACTGTTATCGTAGAAAGTGTAACTAACAGTTACGGTGTCATTGACAGCAACGCTAAGACCTGAGACACTGGTGCAAGTTACTGCGGTACCAGTAATACTGATGTTTCCAGCATTACTCAAAGACTTAGGAATATTCATAGTTGAAGATACTGCCGTAGCAGTAATAGTAAATGGCTGACCGATGCTTAGACCATGAGCTGTGGCTGTAGTTGCCGTCCAGGTGTTTGTCATTGTGCCATCGTCTTGTGCTGAAAGCAGAACAACGCTTACGTCATTGACACTTGGCACAGCACCGTATTGAGGGAACAACGTTGCAGTTCTTGGTTGAAAAGCGTATAAACGTGAATTACGCGAAGCAATTATTTGGTCGTTAGCCCAACGAACAAGATCGTAACCACCAGTAAAATTAGTAGTAACATCGTTAGCCGCGTACAGACGGAACTCACTGGCTCCAGTTATGTAAGGTGCGCCAGAACGACCAATGTTAGAGAACCAAACACCAGTGTCAGTAGCAATAAATGTGTAAGTGTCGTTAGCGTCAATGCTACGAATTACGCTAGGGGTAGAGCCACCGTAAATGGTATTGTACGTACAAGTAGTAGGCGAACCCCATGCTCCCGAAGTTGAAGTGGTGTAGTAAACAACGCTTGATCCATTAACTACAACTACCTTGTCTCCACAACGGGTGGCCAACATATTGTTGTTAGCAGTAAGAGCATCTACACGCTCAACGTCAGGTAGAAGTTTTGCCTGAAGTGGGTACGAGAATACGTCAACGCCTTTGGAACTGTAGAAGCGAGTCTCCTGTGAGTCACCCTTACGGTCTAGTGAGTACTGTCCAGCACCCATTGACCATTCAACTTGCTCACGGCGCCAGAGTCCCTCAGTGTTAACTGTTCCTTCACCCACGATGTTGGTCATCATGATCGACTGACGCTGTGGTGGGATTGACTTGTGACGGAACGCTTCGCGACGGTACGGCTCAAACGAAGTGTCTAGGACAAAGTTACGAGCAGCACCACTAGACGGTGTAACCGTGACGGAATAAGGCCACTGAGCAGTCATTACCAGCTCCTTACTTTGGTGTACTGACGCTGTAGACGGTCAGCTTCCTCGCTCATCCTTTGCATACGACGTTGAATCAAAGCGTTCACCGAACCAGACACAGCACCGGCAGGTATTTCTTGTGCCTTGCGTGGGTCAGGCTGAGACTCCATAAAGTTACGGCTGATTTCACGAGGTAGAGTCAGGTCAATCTCAGCACCGAGTGGTGGCAAGTCCAACATGGTTGGCGTCATGTTCGGAATGTTAGGTGAGTTAGCACCACCAATAGTTACGGCAGTTCCGTTGGCAGTAGCGACAGCACTCATGGTTACAGTGGCCGCACCGACGTTGATAGACGAGATAGTAGTTCCGCTCTGGATACCAGTGCCACCAAGGAGCATACCAATGTAAAGTCCAACAGTGCTTGAAACAGATGTAAGCGTTGCTGATCCGTTAGTTGTGGTAGCAGTGAAGTTAACCGCAGCGTTGACACCGTAACCGTTGAAAGGTGGGGCTTCGTCGTTAGTTGCAGGGGTGTTGATAACTGAGTCAGACGCCGCTACGAACTTGATAAATGGAGCCGAGTAGGTAATGTAGATAGGCAGACCTGGCCAACCTGGTTCACGGATAATAAGTCCACGACCAGACGGGAACACTGGGTCAGTGCTGTTCTGTTGCCAACGCACTACCTTCCAAGACTTGATGGCTGGGAATGTACGGTACGGTGGAGCAATGCGGTAACGGACTTCTAGGATGTCAATGAAGTTGTCTGGCAGGTCGCCTAGGTCGTAACCAGCAAAGACTGGGTTGTAAGTAATCTGTGCCACACCCACACGGAACAGTCCGTTAGTTGGGCTGGACAGTGAGCGAAGGTCGTCGTTGATTGCCACGCCAATGTCGTAGCGGCTGTAACGAGGGTTGATGTAGCAGATAACGCCAGCGATGTGGCTAGTTGCTACTGAGCCGTAGTAACCACGGGTGACGGTGGCAGTAAGGGTACTTGAGTTCCAAGCAGTAACGTAAAGCAGTTCCAGCTCCACAGCCAAGATTACACCTGGGTAGATACCTGTTGTCTGCGATCCGCTAAGGACCACGCTAACGTCGGTAGAACTAATGCCAGTGGTGACAGTGCCGTTGCCCACTAGGGTTACGGTACGCTCACGGATACCACCCATTACACGGCGGTATACCTTCTCGATAAGGTCGCCAAACGTTGTACCGTTACCAGTACTGCTTGAGCCACCTACGGTTATGATTGAGGGCATATTAGTCCTTTAGTTCTTTATTAATTTTATCATTAAAACGAATCCACCAACGTAACCTGACAAGAATGTTTATTTATACCTGAGACGAAACTGCTCGACCGATTACTTGTTCTGTCCATTCCAAAGTTGGTTCGTAAATCTTAGAGAAGTGCTCGGTTGCCAGAGCTGCGTCTTTCTGTGAAAGAGCAATAGCAGCAATTTTTTCAACCGTCATAACTAACCATTTGGTTTCAGGGTCTTTTTCGGTGTGAATTAACATTGGGCCACTAGCCATTCCTTCTGGCGTTGGAACGCTTTTTATGTCATGCTCTGACTTACCAGACATATCGCCCAATGTAAACATGAGGAAAGGCGAAGCACCAGTAGTTCCATCACCAGCCCAAGCGTCTACCCAATTAAAAGGTCTGCCTTGGTCGTTTATTTCATAAAAGAAAACAATGCTACAAACACTCCCCAAAGAATTCAAAGCAAGAAGCAGCTGGGGATTTGGGTATGTGTCTTTAACTGATGCGCTTAAACCATGAAGAGCAAGCGTGTAAAACTTGCCTTTTTCAGGATCAATGTTTGCGTTTTGATGTCCGGTTAAGTATGAAACGTATGGGTTGATGTCTTCCTGAGTTGGATTCTTAATGTATCTGTACGTTCCACCATTACCAAGAAATGTGTCTACGTCAACCCATGCTGGGATTAGTTCATTTGTCATATGTCGCCTTTGCTAGTGGGTGAGCTAAATACCAAGTCTGTGATTCTTCATCAAACAACCAAGGGCCAGGGCCAAGTTGGTATGGTTCAAGTTTACGTTCTTTAAGAACCCAATTAGTTGTCCATACGCCGTCTATAATAACTGGATTTCCTGCAACCCAGCAATGGTATATGTCAATGTCTTCTGGCGGCTCTACCCATTTAACAGCAAATACACCGTCAGGTAAAGGTTGATATACATTGTATTCAGGGTAATCCCTTTTTATTTCATACAATGTGCAAGGATACTTATTTGTATTGGTGTCGATAAAAGATTCCATTAAAGAGTTACCGTTGCTGTACCAATGTAAGGAAAGGCTGTAGAAGTATTCACTAAGGCATTTGCCGAAGTGTAAGACGATGAAACAGATGTAGTACTTGATGTGTAATTGTTAATCAAAATATTACCTGCTGCTATTGTTCCAATGTTAAACCAACCAGAAGTAATATTGGTGCTGGTAGCTGGAACCCACACAACGCTACCGTCACTATTAGCGGTTGAAGAATAATTTACTGTGTAAGATGGGCTAGTAAATATTGCCGGAATTGTTAAAGCACTATGGGCGTACGTTGTTTGAAAAGAATTTATGTCTTTGAACAGTATCGCTGAAGTGTCGTAATAACTCACTTTGCTTCCTGTATTCGCAGAATTATTTGAAGAGGCTCCGCCCAAATAAACATTCCCAGACCTATCTATATCAAGGCAAAAAAAGTTACCGCTTTTATAGGAAGTTCCTTGCATATCTGCAAAACTTACGGAAGATCCTGATGCGTTATATTTTGTGGCATACCCTGGTGCTGTAGCAGAAGTACCCTGTGGGTATGCAGTAAAACAATTTCCATTTGAATCAACTTTTAATTCAGTAGGTGGTCCATAAGTAACAGTTGGACTGTATGCACTTAACGTATATGCCCAAATAACATTCGGAGACCAACCGCTTCCGCTATACGAAGGAATTGTAAACTTTGCTGTTGTTACGCCAGTCCATTGACCGGCTCCACCGGTAGTGTTAAATTGATTTGCGCTCATAAATAAATTATTAGAACTATCAAATCCTATTTTTGGATTAGCCCACCCTGTAGCACCTTGGGGCCCAGAAGCGTTGTTTCCTAACGCTCCGTAAGATGTAATTACATTAAAACTGCTGTCAAAAGTAGTAAAACCAGAGTTGAATGAAGTTGCAGGAGATGAACCATTGGAAAGATGTGCAACGTACATATAACCGTTGTTGTCAATTTTCACATCTGTGCAACCAAAACCCCCTGTATAAATACCAGTAGTACTTGATTCTATGTTTACAGTATTTAATACCGTACCGCTTGAACTAAACTTATAAACAGCTCCGCCCTTCAACGACCCTGCGTTGTATGTATAAAGAGCATACAAATTACCAGAAGAATCAGTAGTGGTTGATTTTATATAACAAGCCCCTCTTGCATACGATCCGTTAGGCGGTTGTGGAACACCAAAACGCCATAAAACAGAACCAGTAGATGCATCTAATTTATAAACATAACTATCAAAACAAACATAAGGAACACCAGAACTGTCTAATTCTATTCTGGAGTTAATTGATACTGACACAGGGGCTGTTCCATTAGTTAAATATATACACCATTGAACAACACCAGATGAATTTAACTTAGTAACTAATATTGTTGAGTTTCCACTATTGCTTTGACAAAAACCTGTGTAATAAATATTTCCAGATGTATCTACTTTTACGCCTGTAATGTAATCCGCACTTCCTATTCCAGCATAAGAAGAACTACCGCCGTAGGCGTAATTATCGTGGTATGCGTTTGCAAAATAAGGCCCACCAATAGGTGCAGGTCCAGAACTAATTTTTGTGAATTGACCTTCTGCTCTAGAAGCATCACCTGCAAACGTAGTAGGTAAAGGCATTAGTACTTCACTTGACTAGCAAGAATTGTCCATGCGCTAGAGCCGGTGCAAATAACCGTAAATGTGTATGAGTCAAGAGTAGAAGCGTTACCTGCTGTAGGTGCTGTTCCACCCTGCCACCATGTTGTAATGCTATTATTTGTGGCTCCGTTTACTGGCAGAACTGATGACGTAGCACCAGCTTGGACTGTGTTGACGGTTATGTTTAGAGGCAAGTAAGCAGTAGCACCATTGACAACAACCATGGCGAACGTCACCGATTGACCAGTAGTGGTCGGGCAATTAGTCATGTTGATTGTGTATTGAGCCGTTGGGTTAGCGGTGTAAAGGAAGAACGCAGATGTTGTAGCGTTAAGTGCCGCAGCAACAGAACCACTAAGCGCAGTACCAGAAGTACTTACTGTTTCAAACGGTGCGTTAAGCAGTACGTTGGTGGTAGTTGCAGATGTACCTTGTGTACCCTGGTTCCCCTGCGTACCCTGGTTGCCTTGTGATCCTTGGCTTCCAGTTGCACCTTGAGAACCTGTACTTCCCTGAGCTCCAGTAGAACCCTGTGCTCCCGTAGAACCCTGTGCACCTGTAGACCCTTGTGTTCCTGTTGCACCCTGTGCCCCAGTGCTTCCTTGCGCACCTGTGCTTCCTTGAGCACCAGTACTTCCTTGACTTCCTTGAAATCCTTGTGAACCTTGAACACCCTGATACCCCTGGTATCCTTGTGAGCCTTGCGCACCTGTAGTTCCAGTAGTACCTTGGTTGCCCTGCGTGCCCTGGAAACCTTGGAACCCTTGGTTACCCTGAGCACCAGTGGCTCCGGTAGCACCTTGTGAACCTTGGCTACCTTGTGCTCCAGTAGAACCAGTCGTACCTTGGAAGCCTTGAGTTCCCTGTGCACCAGTAGAACCCTGTGAGCCAGTAGAACCTTGCACACCTTGGAAACCTTGATTACCTTGAGCACCAGTTGAACCCTGCGCTCCGGTAGAACCTTGAGCACCTGTAGAGCCTTGTGCACCAGTTGTTCCCTGAGCACCTGTTGAACCCTGTGCTCCGGTAGTTCCTTGGAAACCTTGGTTACCCTGTGAGCCTGTAGCTCCTTGTGATCCTTGTGCACCGTTAGAACCGTTAGCACCTTGGAATCCTTGATTACCCTGATTGCCCTGTGTACCCTGTGGTCCCTGCGTACCGTTAATACCTTGTGTTCCGGCAACACCTTGGAATCCTTGATTACCTTGATAACCCTGAACACCCTGTGAGCCTTGTGCTCCTTGAGCACCAGTAGCACCAGCAGCAGTAATAAGGTAAGCATTAGCAATTACAGATGGTATTGCTGGGCCAGTGGTAGGAGATGAGATGGCAAGAAGCGTTACTGACGTTGAATTAGATGTCCAGTAAATTTCAAAGTAATCGTTAGCCGCAGCGGTAACTTGCCATTCCCACGCAGCAACTTTGTCTGAGTTTTGCTTGTCCATAGTCACATCAGTGTTGGACTGAGAAACGTCAGAACCGTTCTTTCGTAGCCAAATAAGAACTTGGTCATTTGAATTGTCTGTTTGCGTTAATTGAGCAGAGAAGTTAATACCGTACTGACCGGCATAAGCAAACGTAATACGAGAACTAGAAGCAACAGAAATACCTGCTTGCTGGTATGTTCCATTAAACGTAATGGCTTGACCAGTGTTGACAGTGGATAATGTTTGTGTTGATGTTGAATAGTACGAACCGTAGTAAGCAGAAGTTCCACCGGCACCTTGAGGTCCAATGCTTCCGACTACACCTTGGTAACCTTGGTAACCTTGGTAACCTTGGTTACCTTGGTATCCTTGATTACCTTGTGAGCCAGTAGAGCCTGTTGTGCCTTGGAAACCTTGGAAGCCTTGATTACCTTGTACGCCTTGAAAACCCTGATTGCCCTGTGCACCTGTGGCACCAGTAGAACCTTGGTATCCTTGGTTACCTTGGTTGCCCTGAGTTCCTTGGTATCCCTGTGCACCTTGCGAGCCGGTTGAACCTTGTGCACCAGTGGCACCAGTAGAACCAGTGGTTCCCTGACTGCCCTGTACACCTTGAAAACCTTGACTACCTTGGAATCCTTGATTGCCCTGTGTGCCCTGATTACCTTGTGAACCTTGTGCACCAGTACTTCCCTGTGCTCCAGTCGATCCGGTAGCTCCCTGAGCTCCAGTAGAACCTGTTGTGCCCTGATAACCCTGTGTCCCCTGTGAGCCAGTTAAACCCTGATTGCCCTGGTTGCCCTGGTAGCCTTGATTTCCCTGCGCACCAGTGGCACCTGTAACGCCCTGTGAGCCTTGTGAACCAGTAAGACCCTGTGGGCCTTGGGTACCTTGTGAACCAGTAAATCCTTGGTATCCTTGATAACCTTGGTATCCCTGTGTGCCTTGATTGCCTTGTGTGCCCTGATATCCCTGATTGCCCTGGAAGCCTTGATTGCCTTGATATCCCTGGTTGCCTTGATAGCCTTGGTTTCCTTGATACCCTTGGTTACCCTGTGTTCCCTGTGTACCCTGAACACCCTGTGGTCCCTGAGTTCCAGTGTCTCCCTTGATCTGAGTCAGCGAATCGTCAAATGACCAGTACCACTTAGCTGTTGTAGAACCAATTGGGTATTGGACACCGATGTAGTAGTTAACCGCAGCAGTTACGGTAAGTTCCCATTGCCCTGGACCACCCCATTGAGTTCCGGTAGTGGCAGGTCCGAAGTAGTCAGTTCCGAGAGTAAGACCAGTAGGTGCAGGTTGACCTGCTGTAGGTGGAGCAGTGAATAGAGATGCCTTGTACGCGTAGACACCAGCGCCGTTAAGGAATCCCGAAGGTCCTGCAACGGTTCCTGAAAGCAGGTAATTTGTCATTCAGCAGTTGCTCCTGCGCTTATTGCAGCCTGAGCCGCGTCGTATCGAGCACCTACCTTGGCGTCGCCACCAAGGTTCATGCCTGTTTCAATTTCCCACTTTGATCCGGCTCGTTGTTCTAGCGAAGCAGAACCTTTAACCGTCTTTGGTTGCACACCGTCTTTGCGTAGACGCCTGTAAGCATCCACGTCTTTGTGCATCTTCTTTGTGTCCATGTCAATAACACCGGCATTAGAACGTGTCTCCATTGCAGACGGAGCAATAGAGATAGAAGCGGCCTTACAGCCGAAACAGTCCTCTGGGTGAAGTCCAACGTTGTGTGGTGTTGCGGTCATGAAATCAAGGCTCCGTATCCTGCGTTAGTCAATGCCGTAGCTTCTGCCGTAGTAACTTGACATACGTTCATATACACTTTAACCACATAAGGGTTCTGGCTTACTGTAACAGATGTAGGCACAGGTGGGTTGACTTCGTAGTTGACAAAGTACGACGTGGAGTATGGTGCTTCTGGGTTCCACGGGTTGTATGGGTACGGAATGTTCGTGTTGGAGTTCTCCGGCGTAGCCGTGTCCTGAACGAACGTACCATCCGACAACTTAAAGACCAAGACGTAACGTGGCCTGTTAGGGAAGTAACGCCATAACCTACGCTCCAAGCCCTTTGAGTCGGGCAGGATCGGTGGGTTGTCCTTTACCTTTGGTGGTGTAAAAGTAGGCATGAAAGCCTACTTAATCTGGTTCTTACGTCCGAGAGCACCAATGCGAGCAGCATCAATAGCGTCACCCATACGAGCACCACCAGTTGTCTGGTTCTCAGCCGGAGCTGAAGTAGGTTGACCAACTGGCTTAGTTACACGAGTGTAACCACCGTCAAGGCTTTCCTCAAGAAGTGTTGCTGCACGAAAGTCAATGGGCGTAACTATTGCGCTTTTCTTTACGTCAGTGCTAAATTCTTCGCTAAAACGACTAGGCATTACATGTCTCCGTATGTCTTGTAGCCAACTACTTCTGGAGCGTCAGCGTTTGAGCCGTACTCCAACTTTGTAATGCCACCGATGATTGGTGTGCCCTTAACGCCACGAGCGGTGTTTGTTTCAACGCCACGGTTAGCAGGTCCACTTGTCTCAGTAGAAGTTACAGGTGTTGGGATGTATCCTGTGTCAATAGTGTTGGCTGTGGTTCCACGAAAAAACTCAGCCGATACTGTTGGGAATGATGCGCGTGATTCCATTATTTTCCTTTATTAGTGGTATGTGTTAGGGTCAACGCCACGAGCACGGTCTGTTGCTTCGTTAACTCGTCCAACTTCATTTAAGTTACCCCCTGCAACAGGGTGCCAAAGATCAGAGCCAGGTGAACTACTTGGAGAAGCAACATGCTTTTGAGTTGTGGGTCCTGCGTTAGGTGCTGGCGAAACTCCATGTTGATTTGGAGTATTTGGTGTTGAACCAGCGTGATTTTCTGCACCACGAGCAAAAGTAGTAATTTGTGCTTGTGATTGTGGACTAATGTAACCAGCCATTATTCAAATCTCGCATCTGTCATGTCGCACTGGCCACAGTAGCAAGGGTCTGATGTTTCGCCCTTAATTGCTGTAGCGTCGTTACGAGCTGCGCGTACTGCGCGATTTGGAAGGGGTGTTCCTGCTGGCATTGCGGATTCTGGTCCACGTACCAAGCCATGTCCTGTAGGTACTGTCATGAGAGTTTTTCCTCGCTAGTGTGTTGGTCCTTGAGAGAAACGAGGTTGCCGTCCTTGTCGGTAAGCCTTCCACAGATGAGACAATAAATCTCATCTATTCCTGCTTGTACGTCCCTGCTTCCGCAGTTCTTACAAGCCCTTGGCCACGGCAACGCTCGTTCCTCTCAATTACCTAGTTAACTGGACTAAGCCAGTGGTGAGCCGGACTCACCGAGGTCTACTGCTGGTTCGTAAGCTGTTCCAGTTCCAGGTGTAGTGCTGATGTCAGCGCCTAGAAGTGAACTTGACTCAATACGGATAACTGAAGCCTGACGGAAGATTCCGTAAGCACCAAGCCAGTACCATCCCATTGGGACGAAACGGCGTAGACGGTCAGTTACTGGACCAGGTACAACGTGTGGGAACGCTCCGTTACCGTCAACGTATGAGTGAGCCTTGGCAAGAGCCTGGCGACCAACGATGAGAGTTCCGTAAACGTTTGTTGAAGATGCACCAGCACCCTGGAATACAGGAGCACGTGGAGTTTCGATCCAACGAACACCTTCGTAAGCACCGAGCTCACCGTTCCAGATTTCACCTGGCTGTGCGTAGACGTGTGGTGCACGCCATCCCTGAATGTTTGAACCTGAGATAGATTCGCCCTGAAGGTCTGCAACGAGGTCTGGGTGGATGTAACCAACGTACATACCGCCGAATGTTGGAACGTTCTGAGCACGGAGACGAGCACGAGCAACACGGATGTCAAGTGATGACAATGTGTTTGCTGCTGCTACACCGGCACGAGTAGTTACAGAAGTCTGGAGTGTTGTTGCTCCGAGTCCTGATGCGTACTGTACGTTTGTTCCAACGTCCAAAGCAGCACGAGCAATCGTGTCAATTGAAACACCAGCGTTGTATCCAACTACGTTGGCAACGATTGGGTCAATGTCCACGAATGATGTTCCGCGCAACTTGGCAGTGGTAAGAACACCGTTACCGTATTCAGCAAGAGTCAACGCAACGGTTGAGTCTGACATTGCTACGGTTGTGATGTCTGTTGTTTCTGTAAGTGCCGTGGTTGAAATCGGCAGGTCGTTCACGATTGTGAACTGTACCGAAGCACCTGGCATTGACTGTGCAGTAGGCTGAACGTCTGCTACAGCGTCAAAGTAAAGCTCTGGACGTAGAGCAAAGTATGCCATACGGTCATAAGCGGCCTTCGAGAAGTCAAGGGTTGACTGTCCCGTTGGGTTGTCTGAGTAGCCATCAATAGCCATTTCAAACTCCTTTTCTAGTTAGTGTGTTTTGATTAACGCACGTTCCTAGAAGTCCAAACACCCAGTTTTTCAAACTGTTGTTCTTGTACGATCTTCATGGCTTCTTCGGGACTTGATGCCTCTTGAATACGGGCTAGGAATTCCTGACCTAAGTCTGGTCCTACGCCTGACGTACCAATAGTCGCGCCTTGGGCACGACGTAAAGCCTCAAGTTCCGGATCGTTAGCAGCGGCTTCGGTGGTTTCCTGATTAGATGAAAGGATGCCGTATTCTTCAGCCATCTTCCGGATTGCGTCTACTGACGCTTCTCCATCGTATGCCTTACGAAGTAATGCACCTGCACCTGTCTCTGGGATTCCAGCCTTAGTAAACTGGAATTCAAGCTTTTGCTTTTCCAGTTCTGCCTTTGCTGCTTCAAGTTCCTTACGGGCTTTGTCACCTTCACGCAACTGACGCCTAATGTTAGGGTCTAGTGGCTGACTGTTGGTTTCCTGCTCGTCAAGTTCGTTGTCGAATTCGGACATGTTGATCGCTCCTTCTAGGTACGCGCTTTATTCAGAGGTAAATAAAACGGATAAATTTGTTTGCACTATACGCACTTGGGGACGTGCTCCCCACCAAGCGGTTTAGTTGTCCAGCTCGCCCACGATCAATGGGGCCAAACACCTAACGTAATTGTAGCACATTATGTACGTGCAGCGCCAAGACCTGTAACACCCTTAGCAGTTTCAGCGTAACCGCCACCCTTTTCAAACGGGGCAACGGCGCCTTGTTCGGCTCTAGCAACGGCTTGTTGGGCTGCTGGCTGTGAGGTGGCCCCAAAACCGGCTATTTGGCTTCCAATCAAAGTATTGGTGTCTACGGTAGGGGCTGCGGCTCCAGGGGCGGCTTTGGTCAATGAGACATCTCTGGCGGCAGTTTGTATTGCTGTCTGTGCCTTGCCTAGGGTAAATTGGCTGTAAGGGTCAGAAGCGCCACCCGTCATTCCAGCAACCCTAACCATTTCACCCAGTTGTGAAGCCTGGTCGGATGAGAACTGTTGGAGTCCAGCAGCCTGGGCTGTGTTCTGTAGGTTGGCTGCAAGTGCCTGGCGTTCAAGAACTGGAGCAGCAGCGGTTGGATTAAGGAAATATGCTACAAGGCCACCAGTTCCAATATTGTGTTGTTGCATGAACTGTTGTTGGATGTTTTGAGGCAAAGCATTTACCGCCTGATACCCCATAGCAATGCGTTGACTAAACTCAGAAGCAGATACGTTACCTGCGACAAGGTTCTCAATAGGAGTCTTTTTTGTTTTAGGGTCTGGGGTAGTAAGGAACCCAGCAGGAAGCCCAGCAGCCTGAGCAGTTGCCTGATAAGAATTTACCAAAGTAAGGTACGTTGATTCAGTAAGTGGTTTCGTACCGTTCTTGGCCGCTTCTGCCTGTTGAGCAATAAGACCAGCAAACGTGCTTTTGTATTGAGGTGTTGAACGAACCATGTTCATTAACTCTTTAGGGTTAGTAATGTTGTCTTGCATTGTCCATTTGTAAACTTCTGGTGCAATAGCTCCAAGATCAACACTTTGAAGCCATTGGTCAAGTGTTTGATAAGAACTGTTTTTTAAATTTGCTGAAGCCGTAGCATTGGCAATCTGTGTAGTCATCTGACCAGCAATGGTGACTGCTTCAGTTATTGTGTCTCGACTGGCTTGTTGAGCGGCGGTAAGACCAGGGCCGTAATCAACGCCTGGAGGCAATTTAGATAAATCACCACCAGTTTTACTACCTGCATAATTAAGTGCTTTAAGAAGTCCAGAATTCAAAGAACCTTGAATTTTTGTACCACTGGTTATGTATTCATTAGCATTAAAGCCAGGTACGTTTCCAAACACTGCTTCAAAAAGAGCAGGGCCA